CCATTTATTGAATCTTTTTCGTGGTCTTATGTTATTTATTAGAAATTGAAACTGGAGCTTCTTATCAAGATGTGAACGCGAATTCATCTCATTTGCAGGTATTACAGTATCTGCTCCATATGATAGACCCTTATTAATTATATAAGGAACATATTGCTTTTCAGACCAATCATCTACGATAAGATCAGTCTTATTAAAAGTAATAGCGTTAATAAAATCAAAAGGTGATATTGCTGGTTCTTTATATACTGGCTCCTCTATAACATCTACTACTTGACCAAAAACATCATTTATATCCATAACATTCTCACTAAGCCAATAGAGTCAATAGTTACCAACAACCCGTAATTAGCCAACATGCCAAATGATTTCCTAGAATAAGCAGCCCAGCCATAGAGGCAACAACCGCTAATCCAAATAGGGTAGAGTACAATAAGGGGAGGGTGAGGTGCGGTGAGCGCCATAGTAATCGAGCAACCAATGCTGATAGCCCAAGCCAAAAGCTCAATAATAAAGCGAAAAGGATAATTATTGTAATCATCTTTAATCCATCTAAAAGTATTTAAGAATATATCGTTCATTTTAACTCTACCGATGCCATAATCTCTGTTAAACAAGCTACCAAGTTAATTTCTTGGTCGGATACAAATGCAGACTTATACTGGTAGTCTGCAATCGTTAATACCAACTGAGGTACTTGATTAGTTAATGGTACAAAGGTATCATAAATTTTACGAAAAAGAGATACAGGGTCATTATCCAAGTTACCTACAACCCATGTACGCATCTTTTTCCAATCTTTATCTTTTACAGAGTCAACCAACTCCTTCATATTGGCTTCACCAATACTAATTAAGATACCTTCATCAATCGAACCTGCTTGTGAATAACGCTGCAGCTCGTTTAATGTTCGACGAAAGTCAGGAAAATACTTCTCTACTACTCTAGCTAGAACCTTAGGATCAAAAGGTACGTTTTCTAATTTAAGAATATCAGACACGCGGTTATAGAATGCATTAGCAATCTTAGGCTTTTCTGACTTAGCAATCTTAAATTCAATTACAGCACATCTACTATGCAGCGGGGCAATAATACGGTTCTTAAAATTACATGTAAATATAAATCTACAGTTGAAAGCAAACTCCTCGATAAAGCCACGGAGAGCAGGCTGCGTAGAATTAGGATTTAAGTAGTCAGCTTCGTCTAGAATAACTACTTTAGTATTACCAGAGAATGATACTGTAGAAGCAAACTGCTTAATTTTAGTTCGTAGTACATCAATACCTGATTCTTCTGATCCATTAATTACAAGATAGTCAGTATTGAGTTCTTCACATAAAGCTCGCGCAACAGTCGTCTTACCAGTACCAGCTGTACCACATAACAACATATTTTGAATCTCACCTTTTGCTACTAACTGCTGAAAATACTCTTTTTGTTCTTTAGGTAAAATACAATCTTCAATTTTACGAGGACGATATTTCTCTACAAAGAGAAAATGCTCATTCATAATATAATCTCTCTATTTAAACAGTGGAACCAGGCTCAGCAGCAATCCAATATTGAAGCTGTCTTGACTCATGTCTAAAATGGAGAAATTTAGCCTTACCGTTAGGAGTTTTAGCTACAGATACTTCATATGCATCTGGGATTACTTTTAAGTTCTCTACAGCAATATAAACATCGAAGCTATCTAAAGAAGTACCTAATTGCTTTCTAAAGTTAGCCGCAGTATCGTTTTTACGATCGCTTACTGATAGAGTAACTGCTTGCTCTTTACAGGTAACAGATATAGTCGGTGCACCAGTAATTGCTGCAGCTTTCATAATCATCTGAACGTCTTCTGATGTAAGCTTAAACTTATAGACATCCACATGCTCAATCTCTCCATCGGGAGCAGCTGTAACTACTTCAGGGTTCGAATAGTAATACTCAAATTTACCAGCAGGGCTAGTTACCATAAGACATTTATCACCAAAATCGATGTCTTGATTATCCATTAGGGTAATCATCGATAACATAGAGTTCAACTCATAGATAGCAAACTCATTAGGTATAATTTCTTTAATAGTAGCTTTAGCAAAAATATTACGTGCATTCGAGATTGTACTAACAGTGTCTCCAGCCTTAAAGACAATATTCGTATTAATAGATGCAAAGTTCTTTAACAGCGATATAGTTTCTGTACCAAATTTCATATTCACCTTTCATAATATAACATATTATATAATTATTTCCAACTCAATGCTACTTCTTTCGGCGGCATTCCTACTTTATATTTGTCAATACAATACTGTCGTTCTTTTGCGTCTAACTCTATAAACTTAGGATCCCGAAAAGCCGATGATGTGTGTTCACGGAAGCAAACTAGTACTTCGTTAATCATAATAGGATCACCGTGATAGTAAAACGATCGGTAAAAATACTCACCATCCACTATCCATAGTAAGCTATCATCCATCTCTAATGCACATTCTCTTCTTACTGCATAGTTAGAAGGGTTACCGGTCGTATTATCGCCATTTACGTGCTTATTACCGTACCATGGTAATTTTGTATTAAAGAACTGCGTGCGGTCTTCGTTACTATGAGTAAAACCTGCAATCAACCACTTACCTGGATTAGTATCAAAAGCATCACTAATTTTTTGTAAAGCATTCTGGTCTACAAAAAAGTCATCCATGTATAGTAGTTTAATTATATCACCAGTAGCGTTCCTAACAGCGTTGTTAACGTTATTAGCGGCATTTTTAATACCACTGGTATTTTTAAAATACTTAATGTCTAAGACGTAGGCAAAAACATCACATATAGATTTTAGATTAGTTTCTTCACTTTGATCTGATACTACAATATCGAAATCTTTAAAGCTTTGATACATTAGGTGCGAGAAAAATTCTACTAGAAACTTTTCTGCGGTTTTATCCTTCATCGTATAGACAGGTACACAAATAGATATCTTAGACATAGTCAACACATACCCCATGTATCCATAGTGCTTTATACTTTTCAATATTAATATTTGGGCTAAAATCTAGTAACACCTGATTACTAGAATATACTTCTTGGATGCGAGGGTATGTCCATATAAACTGTTTCGATGTTAACGCGTAGTTATCCAGTTCATTAAAAAAGTAATTAAACACTTTATATCTACGCAGCGCATCACCTGCTTCAAGATTCTTACAATGAATCCATAACTTATCCTTTAACAGCAATAGGTAATCCGGAAGTATAGGGTATACCGGTTCATCATGCCCAAGGTACATTTCGTTGTTATGAACCCATAGATCTATTTCAACATCATACCCTTCTTGTACGCAGTAGTCAATAACCTCTGGTTTATTTTCATTATCTGGATCAGGTCCAAATGTATTACCACGATGACAAATAATTTTCATTAGATTAGTTTAGGTGCGCCTAGTGGTTGTACGTTAAGATATTTTTTCCAAGGTTGCCCTTTATCAACTCGCTTAAGTTTTGTAAAACCTCTTTTACGAATAACAATATTATCGCCTGGCTCGTATTTACCATCAATACATTCTTTTACTACCTCAGCCACCTGTAATGTAGATAATCTGGTTCGCTTATCTTCTCCAGGGTAATCATTTTCTCTCATTTTAGTATCTACGCGTCCTGGACTTACAGAATAAGCATCGTAGCCTTCTAACCCTAGCGATTGTACAAAAGAAATAACACCAGACTTAGATGCTGAATAACCACTATGCTCTGGTTTACCGTACATACCAGCAACTGAGGCGATAAAGATCATTTTCTTAACATTATAGGTAATAGCTGCTCGAGCAATCAAGTAACTACCAACTAAGTTTACATCAATTTCTTCCTTCCAGTGTGCGATGTCAGAATCTTTTACCACCTGTACGTGGGAGATACCTGCGCAGTTAACAATTGCATCAGGGCTATACTTTTCAAGCGTTGCACAAATTTGATTATAATCTCTAACGTCACACTCTTCTTTAGGAATGTTAACTGTATCTGGGTAAAGCTGTTTAATACCTTCCCCTATGTCACTCTTACCAAAAATTAAAACTTTCATAATACAACATCTCCGTTATCTACTTTATCTAAAAAGATATCTAACTCGTAAGGCGTACCTAGCATATGCTTTTTATTAACATCGACTTCATATACTGATACATCTCCTTGACCAGCAATTAACTCATTGTATGCAGGAGCAATGTAGAATTCATTATTGGTTCTAATATTTTTAGCAATCATCATGATTACACTCTCAATATAATCACTACCATGACGGAAATAATAAATTCCTGCGCAGGCTCTGTCTGAAATAACTACTTTTTCAGCCACCTCCACTACTTTACCTTTTTTGACTTTTGCATAACTATGATGAGGATTAGTAGAATTAAATACTACTAATGATCCGTCTCGACCTTTTGATTGCTCGATAAAGTCATCAAAGTCCCATTCCAAATATTGATCGCAGTTAGCAATAACTAGAGGATGATTGTTATTAATGTAGGGAAGGGCCATTAA